TCCAACAAATCGAGATGCTCCTCCTTTCCGGCAACTTTACTGCCGAAGAATGGACTGTATTGGCTGAAATGCTATATACACAAGTCCCCCAGGAACGGCGCCTCGCCCTCCTGCTCGACCTTCTTAAAGACATGGACGTTACAGATAACGTCATCTTCCTAATGAAGAAGGTTGGTGTTTGGACCTTCTTATCCGCGTTCGTAGCTCTCTCAGTGCTTTTGGCATCCACTATGTTCATCATCTTGCAGTTTTTTCTTGCAAAGATGCGCTCCACGTCTTGCACACGTGGGCGCTACATTGAACTCGACACTATTACGCGCCCTAGCCCGGCCCACAGTATGGTGTCTATTCCTCTCCCTCATAGTGCTAGCCCTCCATATGACAACGAAAGTGTCAAGGCCGGATCAAAGCTCCTCAGCCCAAAACTTGCTAAATGTCAAGTTAGAATCACTTTCCCCGACGGATCCCCCTGTGCTTCAGGATTCCGTTATCGCTCAGACCTTCTCATCACGGCTAAACATGCTGTTAATGAGCCCGGTAAATACCATATTATTGGCAGTTCCGGATACCGACACGTTCTTGATTCAGATGATTTCACACGTGTTCAGTCTAGCGATCTTGTCTGCGCTCTTTTACCCACCAACGTTTGGAGCGCTCTCGGTGTGGCTAACGGCCTCTCGGTCGAGAAAATTGATGACGGTATGTCTGTTACTGTTTCGAGCTCTGAAGCGTCATCAACAGGTGTTATGTCGTCTACTGACTACATCTTTCACTATGAATACACAGGCTCGACCCTTCCAGGATTTTCTGGTGCCCCGTACATGCAAGCAAATCGCGTTGCGGGAATGCATCTTGGCGCTGGGACCCTTAATATTGGCCTTTCAATCAAGGCTATTGATATGTTGCTTGATCATCCCGATTTGGATATTGATGACATGGATAATTTCCAAGGAGAAAGCAATAAGCGAGGACAGAAGAAAGCAAATCGAAAGATTGCTGATGATTCGTACCTTGACTACGTAAGGGCCACGTCGGAAAAAGGTAACAAACGCTACGAAGCCATGTACGTCAATGGTCAAAATGACGATCATGGTGTAGTGATTAAAGGCATAAGAGGAAGAATAGTTTATGCTGAAGAACAAGAAGACTGGATGGACATCTCACCAACTCCAAAGAAGAAGGTGAGATCGTTTACCGGAGAATCTCTTTCTTCGAAGACCACAACTCTCACCCCGCAGTTCGAAGACCAACCTCCTTTTTTAGAGGAACGCCAGGCCCAGCAAAAGCTGAGCCTGGAAACGCTGACTACAGCCACTGCCGAACTCAGTCAGAAGGACAAGCAGATCCTTCTGAACGCTCTGATGATGAAGACTCAGAGCTCGGGGCCGAGACAGAATGCTACTGTCTTGGATACAGCACAGGAAGAACCTGCACCGAGCCAATCTGGCTCGACGTTCCAGCCACCGAGAACCCAGGACCGGGTTACGAGGAAGGCCTCTACGCGTTACCACGCGTGGACTCCTGCGCAGAAAAGAAGAGTTTCTGTACGCACGTCCAGATCAACGCCAAATCGCACTTAAATCACATCCCCCCTACTCAACACGAACAACAATATGTCGAAGAAAACATCTTAAGACATCTCCGCTCAATAGCTGGTGTTTACTGCTATTCCACCATGGAAGAACATTTCGACCAGCTCTTTTACCACTGCGTCCGTGACCTCACTTGGACTTCTGTCCCAGGACATTGTGAGCTCGCAAAATACGGATCGACAAATGCCCAAGTCTTTGACCTAGCTGAAGATGGCACCCTTGATGAATCAAGATTTGAACTCGTCAAGCAAGTGGTATACCTGAGACTCCAAGTCCTACAAGATAAACCAGTGGCCGATCCCATAAAACTGTTTATCAAGAGTGAGTTTCATAAGCGCGAGAAGATACTGAATTCAAGATTCAGGCTGATATCATCAGTCTCATTGATAGACGGCCTCGTAGATCGGATGCTATTCATCATCTTTGCAAAGAAACTGACAGGAAACTTTGCAAATACAGGAATATGCATAGGCTATAACCCACAGAAAGGTGGGCACCGTTTTATGCACAACACTTTCCCAAAACACACGGAGAAATTGTTAGTAGACCAGACAGCATTTGACTGGACCTACAAGCCTTGGATGGCTAACGTGCTTAAAAATGTCATCAATGACTTGAACATGGATCCGCACCAGTGGTGGACCCGGGCTGTCGATAATCGATTTAAAGCCCTATTCGACAAACCCAAATTCGTGTTCTCCGATGGAGAAAGGATAGACCAACCCATCGAAGGAGTTATGAAGTCAGGCTGCTATTTGACAATTATAGCTAACTCAATAGCAGTTCTCTCAATCCACTATCTCAGCTCGCTACGATCTAACAACCCCACAGATGGCATCATCTTAGTTCAAGGAGATGACGCCGTCCAAGACCTACCCTTATATTTGGAGGAATATAAGGAGGCAGTGAAAACTTGCGGAGTCTTACCCAAGTTTAAAACCTCAAAATCAATTGAGTTCGCGGGTTTTAGATATGAAAATGATATTTTCGTTCCTGAGTACAGACAGAAACATCTCGTAGCCCTTAAACATCTAACAAGTGACCGCCTAGATGCTGAGATGACTCTTAACTCATACCTCCGGATGTACACCTACGAACCTACAATGTTGGCTTACATAAGAAGCTTAATAGCCAAGCGCAACCTGCCCAAAGCACATCTATCCGACCGGCAGCTTAAGTGGTTTGATGCATAGGAAGACCAAATCAAACCCCTTGGGGTCCATTAACCAGACGAATTAAAGACCAATCGATTTTTCTTTGGCAATATGGGC